CACATAGTAGTAATATTAGAATCAAATCCATGTATATCTTTTACTTGATTACCCCAGGCCTCAGCTGCGAGTCTATCTCTGACCTCGCTCACTCTTTCATCATACTGAGTCATGTATATCTTCTCCTGTAGATAGGCTATCTTTAAGTGCGTCTCTATCTTTTGGATTCATTGTGGATTGGGGGCCTATCTTTAATGTTTCCCAATCCATGACGCTTGTAAATCCTTCCATTTTTGCACTACGCATTTTAGTACAATTGAACGTGATACACTCGTCTTCTGGTGACCATGTTTCAATAGTAAACGCTGCATCAGCAGCATCTAAAATACCCTTTGCAAATCTTGCCTCTCCTGTATTGTCTGTCTGATAAGGAGAGAATACTGGCACTTCATATTCTTGTGCCATACTTTTCAAAGTCTTACTGACTTCTATTTGTTCTGTCCAGTCATATTGTCCTGAACGACTTGGTGCATTACTTCTTTTTACTTGGTTTAAGTAATCAACTATAATTACACCATAATCTCTTTGTGCCACTCTACTCTCTAGTTCTTGTCTAATCTTTGCTAGACTGAGTACAGGGTCATACACTACATCTAGCTGTCTATCATTATTTAGAGGTAGTGTTTGTAATTTTTTATGAAACCCGTCAAAATCTTTATTATCATAATATTCTGGTAATAACTCTTGTCCTCCCTCGAATCTACTTGCCCACCATTCTCCCACACGATTCCACTCAGTAGTTGTCAAATTACGAGTTGCTAGTCGGGATATAGGTATTCGTGCGCCAAGAGCACACAATCTTTGAAGAATAGAACGACTATCCATTTCTATTGTAAAGTAGATACTGCTTCTTCCTTGATTGTAAACATTATTTGCAATATTACAACAAGCTAAAGATTTACCAGCACCTCTTCGTCCACCTACTAATACAAGGTCTCTTGGAGAGAACTTCATGGACTGGTCATAGTCATCATTCAAACCTAGTGGTAAGAATTTCTTCAAGTCTTTTTCTGAATCAAATAGTGCAATAGTCTGCATATTTTCTTCGGGTGGTTTTAAATCAACACGGTCTCCTATATCTAATACGATATTCTGTAATGCTTCTACGTTCTCCTCAGCATTAGATATAGCGACAGTTTTGTCTATAAATGTGTCCAATTCATCTAGTATTTCTACTTGCGTATATTCATTTTTTAGATACTCTAACAGCACCCACGCGTCTACATCAACCTCAACGGCTTCAATAGCAAATACTTTTTCTTGGAGTTTTCTATCACGAATGGATAGTTTGAGGTCTTCAAAGGTAGGTAGACTATTGAAATTTTTTATATGACTATCTATCACCTTGTATAGTGATTGATACTCTGCAGATAGATAATTTTCTCTTAGGCTACCCCAAGATTCAAAATCTTCCTGTATAATTATTTGCTTCAACAGAGCTGAAGTTAAGTTCAATGTCTACCCTCCCAGATATAAGAGAACAGGGGATAATTCCCCTGTTCGATTTTTAGAAAAAATTAGCTAGATGCTTTTTCTTTTCTAGCAGCGCCATCATAATCAGCACAAGTTAAGCCTCTACGGGTTAACATTGTTTTAACACCTCTTACGGTTTTGCCAATTTCGTCAGCGATATCTTCGACATTCATGTTTTCGATATCATTAACTTCTGCTAAAGGATCAGCTTTGCTTGAACCTTTAGTTTCTTTTTGCTTAGGTATAGCGTTAATATCGCCACTTCTAAGTAAGCTAAGAGCTTTTCCTCTGATAGAATTAACAGATTTGCCAAGTGCTTCTGCGATTTCTTCAACAAATGCACCATCGTTCACCATAGTAGTGAATGTGTTTTCTTCTTCGGGAGAGTAAGTTCTAACAGATTCTGGTTTCTCAGCTGGTTTTACATGAGAAGTAAGTTCCATAGAGAGAATCTTCCCTTGTATTGATTTTGCAGAAAAATGCCCGTTCTCGAAAGAGCTTGCAATGTCTGCGTATGTGTACTGACCTGAGTTGTCTTGTACAAATTGTGATAAAGTAGCTTCTTGGTCTTCAGAAAAAGTTCTGTTAGATACTGAAGATGCAAGTTCTACATCATATCCCATCTTTCTTAGCTTTGAAGATACACTTCTTGTAGAAGTTTCTAAATCTTCGGCAGCGTCTGCTACCATAGCTTGAGAAATAGGGCTTGTGTTACCGACGAAGTCAACTAATTGTTGTGTTCTTTCGTCTGTCCATTTTGGTAATGCCATATTTATGTCCTATATTATTTCTTTTAAGTTTGTTATTATTTTAACACCCCTATCTTGGGCTGCTCGTGTCTTTGCAGATTCTACTCCGCTTTCGTTGACTAGAATGTTTACTTCTTTGGTCAAACTGCTTTTTACAAGGTAGCCCATTTTTTCTAATACTTGTGTTGCGGCTGCCTTAGTTTTATAGCTTTTTAGTTTACCCGATATACATACTATGCCTTGTATTGTTTGTGCCTTTGGTTGAACTGTAGTTTTCCAACTAAAAGGTAATCTATCAAGACCATTAGTATATTCTTCGTAATACCAGTCTAATAAGTTTTGTGTAGCTGTTGGCCCTAGTCCTGCCTCTTTGCAAGTTTGTTCATCAATGTCATCAATATGCTTGATAACTGAACAAAGTTTTGCAGAAGCAGAACGACCAATCAACTTTATCGAGAAAGCTGGTAAAAGTTGAACTAAATCAACAGTCTTACTAGCTTTTATTTCTCTGTATAGTTTTACTGCAAGTTTCTCGGACTGAAGCGCATCTATCATAGTTTCAAGAGGCATTTCATATAAGTCAAAGTAATCAATTAACTGTAACTTATCTACTGTTCTAGGTCCGAGACCTTTGATTTTGAGAGTTGAAGCAAAATGCTCAATCTTTTTACTTGTCTTTCCACTACATTTAGTGTTATGACAGAAAAGTTGGTCTTTTTCCCACACCAAGTCATCATTACATGATGGACAATTAGTTGGTGGAATAATTTCTTTCATTTCTTCTCTCTATCTTTTTTTATTGTATATATTATAACAAATTTCAGTTGCCATGTCAAGATTTATTTTTTGGAAAGTCCTGCAGAATCAACGAATCAATTTTGAAACACTCTGTATGACCTCCAAACTTAAACATGGGAGAATATTTGTCATGTTGGTACTTTTCATGGAGGTCTTGTTCTTCTGCCCATACAAGGTACAGAGGAGCGTGCCAAGTCTTTTGAATACGAATATCGTATCCTTTAAAACCTTTGCTACGCTTTATAATGTGTCTCCAATCTTTGCCTGATGCGATGCCAACCTTAATACATTCTCTTTCAAATGTTTTCTTGTTAACTAATACTACCCCATAGAGAACTCCGTCCCTATCGCATTCATCGGGGTGGTTGTCGAAGTAAGTTTGATTATACTTACCTATACTCACGACATTAAAGTAGTCGCCATTGTTCTTAATAAAAAGGCTAACCCTACTCCATTTAATACGAGTAATGCTCTATCTTTCCATAGAATACTTACTACTAGCCAACCTGTTACTCCTACTATAGAAAATATTAGGTCATACATTTG